GGGATACTGGGATCGGTTCGAGACGGGTTTGACCTGGTGAAGAGCATCTTGAAGAAACTTCAAGATTGACCATTTACAATCTCATCGACTAGTCTTAGGATGGGCTTGTATCATTCATCAACCAACCGGGAGAATTACATGACTGAAGAACGTATCATCGACAAGATTCGCAAATTGTTGGCCCTGGCCAACAATGAGGCGGCTACCGAAGGGGAACGAGACAACGCCCTGAGAATGGCCTACAACCTAATCGCCAAGCACAACCTGGAGATGTCCGACATCAATCCTAAAGAGGAGAAGAGGACTGATACCGAAGAGATCTTCTATGGGAGACCCTGGGCTAAGGATATTTGCAAAGCAGTGGCAGAACTCTTCTTCTGCAAGTACTATATCCAAAGGTCCTCCACTCGCAATATGCTCCACCACCATTTCGTAGGAAAGCTATCCAACTCAGTCACCGCCATGGAACTCTCTATGTTCTTAGTCTCTTCCGTCAGGAGAGAGGCCGGAAAGAGAGCTAGAGCTCTGGGGATGGGGGCCGAGTGGAGGAGAAGCTTCTCGGAGGGGGTGCTTCTCAGATCCAGACTAGGGTTTGGGAGATGAGAAAACAGAAGGAGGTTGAGACCTCAGAGTCCACAGGGACTTCCCTGGTTCTGGCGGATTACTACAAGATTGAAATAGAACTCAATATGGCTTTTCTAAAGGACCAGGGAATAGAACTGAGGAGGGCCAAATCCTCTAGAAGCTCCTCGGTTCTGGGGTCGGCCATGAGGGAGGGGAAGGAGTACGGTTCCAAGCTTCCCCTAGGAGCTTCAGTTGAAGGAACCAAGATAGCCGGCCTTTTAGGCTGATTCGAAATCAGAGAACTAAGGGAGACAACCAAGATGAACCCATTTACAAATGATGATGAAGCAGATAGAATGACACCATCTCATATTCAAGACCTCATCGAATCTGAGACTAACCACCATACCAACCACCGTGAAGAGGATAACATGAACGAACCCGTGAAGAAGAAAACTGTTTCTGCCAAGCCTGCCGCCAAAGCCGCTGCACCTGCCAAGCCTGCTGCACCTGCCAAGCCTGCTGCACCTGCCAAGCCTGCCAAGCCTGCCAAGAACACCTCTGGCCTGCGCGGCCGCCAGGTACCCGAAGGCCATATCGGCCTGGAGGCTCTGGCTAAGGAATTCAAGACCACCCCTGTGGCTCTTCGTCGTAAGCTGCGGAACTCCGAGGTCTCCAAGCCGGATTCCGGGGTCTGGGCCTGGAAGGATGGCTCTCGTGAACTGGCCGCAGTTCGCAAGCTGCTGGCTCCCGAGGCGAAGTAACCCTAAGCCTCACCCACCAAAAGAGCCCTTCGGGGCTCTTTCTCATGGAGGACCTATGAAAGAATCTGCTCTGTGGAGAAATCTAAGCCCTGAGCTACAGAGGTTCGGAAAGTTTCAAAAGATCTCGGACCGATTCACCCCTGGGGTACCTGATGTGATAGGGTCCTGTAAGAGCCCGGGAGGGCCTCTGGGCGTGCCTGTGGCTCTCGAGCTTAAGGAGTTCTCAGGAATGAGGGTTTTGAAGGTCAAATTCCGCCCTCGTCAACTAGACTGGCTGAGGGAGTGGGAGGAAGCCGGGGGGAAGTCCTTCATACTGTCTTCTCATGGCAACAGGGTACTGATGGCTCATCACCACAGCCATGGACCTGAGTTAGAACAGGGGGTGAGTGCGGAACGAGCCTTCGACCTGGCTACCCTCTACTACGACTCTCCGGGATCTAGAAGATGGAAGGATTTTACTTCACTCTTGGTGGATCATTTACTTTCACCTCATGGAGGTATAATATGATCCTATCAACAAGGAGGTTCTCATGCATCCCATATTGTTCTTCTTCTTTTCCACAGTCTTTTTGCTCTGGGCTGTTCTTCAGCTGGTAGAGTTATCCTGGCCCTGGGTCAAGAAGATCATCCGTTTGTATCTTTCACTATAGGGAGGGGAAGCGATTATGAGCCTTAATGACCCAGATCCACATACTGGACACCCCATGGGGTCCTATCGTCAAGACCCAACGGGGAGACATCAACCTTTATCTGTGAGTGACCGTGACGAGATGTCTCAGATCCTGGGTCAGGGAATTTGGCTAGGAGTAGGGGCCTTGCTGGTGGTACTCTTCATCTTGGGCTTTTGGCTCTTTCGGTGATGACGGGCTTTGAGGTAGCCATTACCTGCCTGGCCCTCAACGTCTATCATGAGGCTAGGAATGACCCTCTAGTGGGGCAGTTAGCGGTGGCCATGGTGACCCTGAACCGGACTAAGAGGACGGGTGACATTTGTCAGACGGTCTTCGAGCCCTACCAGTTCTCTTGGACCATTGAGGGAGTGAGGGGAGGGGTGGTAGTTCCCGATTATCGGCCTAAGAACCACCAGGCCTGGGAAAGGGCTCAGATGGTAGCCAGAATGTCCTATCAGATACTCGATTTTACTCATGGAGCCACACACTTCCACACCCAGGCTGTGGACCCTAAGTGGAATAGGGGAATGAGAAGGGTGGGAGTGTTCGGCAGTCACATCTTTTATAAGGAGGGAACGGATGGACTTGCTAGACCGTCTAAGTGAGGAGATGTGGCGGGCTCGTTCAGAGCATGTGAGGAAGTATTACTATGAGCCGGAGATGCTCGTGAAGTTCTCCGCACAGGGGTACTGCCAGGCTAGGGCTTCTAAGAAGGCCCTTTTCTTATTCTCCAACCCGAATCTCTCTGTGATCCCGACTGTGATCGGATACCCTTTTTCAATTGATCCGCATCAGGAGAGAGACTTCCTCATCAGTGTTTGGGAACCCGTAAGGAAGGGATTTCCGTGGATTCCTACAGGCCCTGCTCGTCCGCCCACTGTATCCAAGCCTTAACCCTCTCACGGCACTCTGCGAGCGAATAGACGGCGTCTGTAGCCACGTTTAGCAGGTCTCCCATGTCCGCCCCCTCCTGAAGAGGTTTGGCGGCCTTACACTCCACCTTAAGGGCTGCCGGGGCTGGAGGCAACGGCGCTGTTGTAGAGCAAGCGGCCAGACTCAGGCAACAAACAACGGTACTCAATCTTGGTAGTCTCATGGAATATCTCCTTAGTGGATGAGAGCCTCTTGTCTCCGATCCGGTCAAGCGTAGTCTGTAGGGACTGTCCGAGGGCCTCGGCCCTTTCTGCCGCCTTCCGATAGGCCTTCTCAGAGGCCGATTGTGCGGACAACTGTTCAGAGTCGCTCTTCCATTGATGAACTAGCCAGCCAGAGGCTACTCCCAGAATGAAGATGACTCCAGCCAGCCCCAGCTTCTCGAAGGTGGTCATTGGGGCTTCTCCTGGTCAGGAGAAGTACGGAACTTCTCCGTCCATTTACTGTTGGCTCCCCCCAACACCCAGATACCCATGTAGGTGGTGAAGTACCACTCGCTAATCTTGTCATTCAAGACCAAATACACGAAGGACCAGGTGGAAGAGGCCAGTGCGACGAATACCCCGATCCTCCACAGGGAGGTCTTCCCGTCGGCATCAATGAAGGCCTGGGCGAAGTCAAACTTGCTGGCCTGGTCTCGAGAGGCTCGGTATGCCAGCATGAAAGCCAGGATCCCCAGAAGTCCAAGGATGACTCCAAAGGTCAATTTCGGTGTAAGCATTCTCTACTCCTTAGGGCAATCCATAAATCTCAACCGTCACCGGTTGATGATCGTCTAGCGCCTTTTGGATCTCATTCATGACCCAAGTCAGGGCGGTAGCACAATTGTGGATAGTGGTGACTTTCTTGTAGGCACCCACTAGGATGCAGCCTTCGGTGTCAGACTCATCATTCCCCCCATGGATCCTGACCCCGGTGAATCCGTCTACTCCCAGCAGCTCCGGAAGCATCCTACGGAACCTAGGACTCATGGTGATATGACACTGATAGGTCCCAACGGGTATGGCAGTTTCTTTTGGTATCTTCCAATGGCTGACAGGCTCCCCCTTCCTTTCCCGAACGGTATCTTCGAGAGTGTAACACACGAACTTCCCGTCAATGTATAGACTCCCAATGGTGCACTTCGGAAGGAAGGACTCCCGCTTGACCAGGATTTTCATGGCTTTCTCTCGCTCAGCCTATCCAGCTTGGCATTGATGACCCGTAGGTCTTCTCTCAGGGCATTCACCAACTCCCTCCGGGACTCCTCCTGACGGTCATCTGCCCGCATCAACACCGGAGTGGTAGCCTCCAATAGGGATACTCTCTTCTCCACAGTGGTAGCCCAGATCAACATTGACACCGCTACCGAGAAGGTGGTGATGATATGCCCTATCGAGACATTCTTCTCCAAGTGCCAACCTCTACGCTCCGAATCCATCTTCACTCCTTTCCCTATTGACCCTATTTATTGAGAGACTTACCACGGGGCCACAGGTAGTCCGGCGATAAGTTCAGCTTCGGTCGGTACAGGAACTGTGCCGGCCGTCACCTGGCCAAGCAGCGCAACGCAATGCTCCCACACCGCGTCGCGCCAGGTGTTGATCGCGGCGGCTTCGGCGGCGATGCCGTGTGACTCGAAATACCAGTCCGCCACGACGAATCCGACGAAGCCATGAAGAAGCTGATGGACATCTCTCCGACCAGCTCGATCAGGTTGAATGCGCGGGTGTGGCCCGCCTTCACGCGGCGATACCAGCTGGTCAGACCACCCAGCAGGCTCATCACCGTCAACAGCGTCCAGGTCGCAAATCCCCACAGGGTCGGGTCTTTTTTCCGGCATCACTCCCATCCTTTCAATCGGCATAAAAAAGGCCGCTGGAAGCGGCCGGATACTTGCATCACAACAACAACAGAGCTACCCTCTGCCCGTCATCCACCCATAAAGATCGCACGGACTCGGCGGCGGGTCGCCCGGCTGCCACGGCGTCTCGCCGCCGCCGGCCCAGATGTCGTTGTTGACCATCTCCGAGCAGATCACGCCGCCGGCATTGCGCGTGCTCTTGCCGAACAGATGGTACAGCGGGCGCAGTGCGAACAGCAGGTAGTCGATGAATCCGTAGCGGTTCTCGTCGCTGGTGAGCTTCTCCTCGAGGTAGTCTCGCGTCACGTTGCCCGGAGCGTCGAACAGCGCTACTTGGTCCTGCGGGTAGTACGGCCACTTCCTGCGGCGGCGCAGCAGGTTCATGTCGTACATCAGGCCCGCTTCCTCGTCGACCCATGCCACGTGATAGGCCGGGCAGCCAGTGAAACGCTGGGTCAGGCGTCCGGACAGCTTGTTGGCGTTGATGATGACGGCGATCTTCATGGCTACACCGCGGGGAACGATGCCGGCCAGCCGGCGGAGAAGTCGTAGGCCGCAGGGTCCGCGGCGATCTCCATCGCGGCCTTGTGGGTCTCGGCAGCAGCGAATGCCGTGAAGTCCAGCCCGCTTACTGCGTTGAACACGTCCTGAGCGCGCTGCACCGTCATGTTGATGAACGTGCCGTCCATGGTCTTCCACTTGATGTCCACGCCGCCGTACTGCAAGACGGTCGTGCCAACAGCGCCAGCAGTCAGCGCCTGCTCGGCCATCTTGAGCAGGGCGAGGTACTTAATGCGGCTTGCATCGTCGGTGTGGTACCACTTGGTGCCGACCTTCACGCCGCCGAGCAAGACGGTGTCGCGCTTGGATTTAATACGATTCCATAGGTCGCTATTTGAAGGCGGGGCGGCAGTATCAGGAATTCCGCCTGCGGTTTGCCAATTCAAGAATTCCGAGTCGTCGCGAGGATAAAAACGATGGTTATCCGCAACACGAATGATCACCTCTTTTCTATCATCGAGATACCTATAGGGCATATTCATATCATTTCCTTAAAGTGTATAAACAAAATCGGTAGTCCACAGCTTCTTCGTTCCAGAAGCCGTCCAGTTGCCAGACAGACCCGCCTTATTGAGCGTGATCACGCTTCCAGACACCGACGCTTCTGCCCAAGTTCCTGAGCCGTTATCGGAAACGGAAATAAGATGTGTATCCTTGATTGCAGACGGCTGGATCGCAGCCGGAAGGCCAGTTAGAGTGAAGTTGACGGCATTAGATGTGCCAGTTAGCGATCCGGTTGGAATCGTCAGGATCACAACACCGTTAATAATCTTGTAGGTCGCGGTTGCAGTCGGGTTAACCGCAAACCCGGTTCCCGTTATCGTAAAACTACCTGTCGATACGGGCAGCCCGATACAATTCCACGTAGATGCGCCGTTGCTGCTGATGAATACAGAATCACCCGGCGACAGGTTCATCGTATTGGCGGCAGACGCTCCAGATGGTGTATTCGCGTTGATGTTCTGTGCGCCGGAACCCTTCAATGCGACAGGGACAGAGGCTTGATTGACCACCCAATAACCATATCCGGCCGGTACAATCGCCGCATCCGGCAAGGAAAGTTGCTGGCCACTTGTCGAGCCGTAATACGTGAACACGTTGCCCAACTGACCTAGAGTCAAATTCGCATTCGCATTTGCAGAATTCAATCCGCTCGTATTGCCTTGAGCTCCTTTAACAAACGCCGTCGTCGCCATCTTCGTCGTATTGTCGAACTGGGCCTGTGTGGTTCCCGCCCCGTTGATGGCATTCTTCAGGTATGTGGCCAGGTTGGCTATAGTGAGGGAGTCATCAATGTTCGTAGCTTGGTTATCAGCCATGAACTGAGCTACGGCCGCGGAGATGACCGAGCTCTGTCTCCACACCTTATTCATCTGAGCAGAGGAAGCTATCCCCGACAGGAACCCGTCAGCCAGTAGGGCCGTGAGGGCAGCATATTGTGCATCAGTGAGGACGTTTGCGCCAGGGTCCTGTGCAAACGGGTAGATCTTATTAGTGGCCATGGGTGCTCCTTAGTGGTTAGGCGGGGGTGATTAAAGTCCAACCTCCGGAGTCAAATCCGGAGAACAGCGGTGTATCCATGTCCAAGGCGAAGAGAGGGCCGGGGACAGTTTGAGTATAGTAATTACTGATCCTAACCCCGGCCGGCTTAAGGTCCAGATACCCGCCAGTAAGCAGGGCTAAGGTCAGGGGGTCAGGGTAGCTTGTTCCTACCAGCCCCAGATCCATCGAGAGGTCCTGATGGTCTTCTATGATTATCTGGTATCCCAGAGGCCCGAACAGGATAGCAGAGAGGAGGTAAGCATCCGGTATATCACAGTCCCACCGGTTGTTCATCACTCGGGCCTTAAGCAACAGGCGGTAGTGCTCATCCGGAAGTGAGACCAGGCCGGTGGTGGGGTCACCAATACCCTGCCAGATGCCCTCATCGAGTCCTACCCCTGAGGTATCTAGGGAGAAGTAGACCCCAGTAATCGGGACATCTAAGTTCCTAGACCTTCCCACCCACTGTCCAACGACGTCTAGTTGACTGCCTACAGCCTGGTCTATATCGTAGAGGGCAGACAGTAGAGCTACCCGTTCTGCTATCTCTGCAAAGGGCTGACAGGTTAGCCCCACCATCTCCACAAACTTGGCCTTGTCGGCATGTTCTGAGGTGATGAGGTTAGTGAAAGGAGTCAAGTCAGCCATGGTTAAGTCACCGTCAATCCGATATTTGCGATGGCCCCACTAGCCGCCTCATTGAAGGCAATGGTCAAATCTATCACCCCCACAGGAGCCGGGGCGAACCCCTGGGTGAAGGCTGTGATCTTGAAGGTCTTCCCCAGAGGGGTGCTCATGAGCCCAGCTACCGACTTTGCCTGTTCTATGTAGACATCTTCTCCGATGTCCAGGGAGTTCAGGTAATCCACCAAGGCCTGTTTCAGTGCATCCCCTGTAGTAGAGACATATCCGGTCAGGGCCTTGATGGTCACCGCAACATATACGGGCTTGTCGGCCAAGATGAAATAGTTCACCGTAGAGGTGAGCCCTATCGGGTCCGTGACGGTCACGCTAGTGGTTCCGTAGGTTTGAATCCCAGGGGGCTTTCTCCCGTAGATGGCCTGCCCTATATCAGAGGACAGTCCCCCTTCTGCCACCAGAGAAAAGGAATGAGCGGGGATACCGTTTGCATCCGTAGAGCCAGTGTCATTCTCATAGGCCTTATATCGCCCAATCCCTGGAATGTTCCCCACCGCCGACAGAATTGCAGGCAAGATTCCCAAAGCCGGCAGACTGGTGGATACCGACTGTCTCTGGCGGAGTTCCGCATCCGTCTCCACAGGTTGACCTGCAGAGGCGGGAGCCGTATTCGAAAAGGACTGCCAGCCAAGCTGGGGATTGTAGATCTGGTTGATGGTTCCCGTCCCTGCACTTATGGAGCCGGGGTCCTGAGCAGTGACCGTTACTGAGATGGACCCACCTCCGGGGATAGTCACAGTAGCAGGGAGATCCCAGAGGTTCCCATTGTCGTCCTTGACCACTCCTGAGGTGATGACCGTTCCGGCTACCCCAATCACATTGCCAACCGCAGTAGAATGAGTGGAGACCAGTCGAGCTAGTCCGTTGATCTTCACCAGAGAGGACAGTCCAACTCCTTGAGAGTACGTCGGGGAGAAGGATTGATAGACTGCGATCATCGCCTGGTTGCTCTGGTGGATGGCATTCGCCAAGATGGCAATCCACTGCCCGTCTTGAGAGTCCGGGTCCACGTAGATGTCGGAGCCGTATATCAGCTTGAATGACTCAATCAAGCTTTGATAGATGTCCGAGTAGGGCGGAGCGGTAATCCCCGAGGAGTCGATGGTCGGGGCCAATGTGGATAACGGATATGTGGTCATAGCGATGTGGTCAAAGGAGTGGTTCCATAAAGGGTATCAAGGGTGCAGTTCACATAGATCGCTCGAGTGACCTGGTCAATCCCACTGGAGTAGGAGGCCAGTCCAGTTACTCCAGGAGTCTCCAGTATCACCGATTGAATGGCCGAATCGTAGAGAGTGGCCTTTCCGGTTCCTAGAATCTGGGACTCGTATGGGGTTCCTCGGTTGAGGTCCAGAAACCACTCCCCTTGAAATAACTTGAGACGGGTCAATACCGCCTGAGCAACTGCTTCCGGAGAGTCCTTGTGGAAGTTCCCGGCTCCTCGCCCAAAGACATAGTCTCCTGAGTCCGACAATTTTCTGTATATCATGATCACCCTGTAGGAGTAGAGGTAGAGCCGCCCTGTGGATCTGAGTGGACATGTCCACCCACAGTATGTCCATTGAAGGTCCCTTCGCCCTGGAAGACCGCCGTATTGCTTCCTGTGACGTTCCCTGCAAGGTGTATGGTAGGAGCGGTGATCGTGACCCCGCCAGGAGCCACTATGTTCACCAGCTGGCCATCCTTGACCTCCACGTAGGTGGACCCGTTGTTGGAACGAAGTTGAACCGAAGTCGAGCTGAGCCCCGTTAGCACTCTAGGCTTTGAAAAAGGGCCAGGGATAGCGAATCCATCGGAGAGGTCATGCATCCTCCACTCCATAAGCCGCTGATCCTTCTCTCCCCCATGGTACCACCAGGCGTCTATACACCGAGAGGCCAGTACCACTAGGACCTCATCCCCTTTCTCTATAGGAAAGGTCAGGGTGAATCCGCCCCCCGCCGGAAAGACCACAGGGACATCCAGGAGAAGGGGGATCTTCACCTCCTTGATGCTTCCATCCGACTCCCTGAGGGGTATCAGTAATGGAATGCGGATGGTGCAGGTCATGCTACTGGGAAAATACTCCTCCACCACTCCAGGGAGTGAGGTCCACAGTTCCTTTTGCCATCCCCGAAGAGCGGCCAGGAGGGTAGACCTTAGGTCCTCGACTCTTTCTCTGCGGTCCATGTCAGTTCTTCGGTATGACTTTTTGGTTGGGGTCTGTCTGGGACATATCTACGGCTAGGCAGGTCAGGGTGCTCTCCCAATCTCTTCCTCTAGTGTCTCCCTCATGGTCTACTGCGAAGACTCTATAGTGACCCGTGGGAGAGAGCTTGGTGTTGTAAGAGAATCCGGTATATTGATCAAAAGCGATTGGGGCATCTGTAGCTTGATAGAGCTTATTGATCACTTGGTTGTCTAGTTGAACCAGTCCGCCAATCCGGATCTTGGGGTTCAAGAGGCATCGAAGGACTATGCCTCCTCCTGTCTGCTCGGGTAGCCCCAGAAGGCCGGTCTCTCGGTTCAGCTGAAGAACTGAGCCCTCAGCATAACCCCTCATGGGCAGGACTTGGACCACCCCGTTCTGGATGGACCACGAGGCATCCAGCTTCCCAACCACGTTCCTCATGGAGGCTTTCGCCATCCCGAACAGGACCTTCCCTCGGAGATTAGGAACGTGGAGGTCATCAGTGAAGTCCTTCATGCTCAGGACTTGGTCTACCGACTGATTGGTCTTGAGTTGCTTATTCACCTCTTCTGCCATTGCCTTGACAGATTCTTTTACTATCTGAGCCGGGGTAGGATCCTTTAGTGAGGTATTGACAAATCCCTGATTGTATCCAATGTCCCAGTCCGCCGCCAGAATATCCAGGTAGGTGTCCTTAGCATTCTCCCTCCCCACTCGGAATTGTCGAATGGTTCCACGAAAGATAAGCCCGAAATTACTTTGATACCCAGCTTGGAGTATCACCTCACTGTATTCCCCCTTGACGGCCAGGCTATCCACCAGACTAGGGGCTAGGTTATAGACCCGGATGGATGCATGGTTAGGGCTTTCGAGGTCCGTTGCTTGAACATCAAACTTGATCCGGAAGTCAGAGAGATCTATTCCTTTCTCTCCGGTGGCCAGCACCAAAGTCACCTTCCTGAGATATAAGGAGTCTTCCATGGTCATGTAGTGGTGAAGTAGAGATGGCCCATGATCCCTAAATTCTCAAAGGTCGGGATAGCATTGATATCACCGTAGGTAGAGGCAGTCAGGCTCCCTCCGAAGTTCAGGTAATCAAACTGCTCTAGCAGGTTAGCTCCTGTCACCAGAGGAATGCCCAGTACCACAGGAGTCCCGTCAATGCTCAGAAAGTCCACCACCCAGCTAAGGGAGGAGGAATTCCATAGTACCCTCAACTGATAGTCCACTCCGCCTAAGGAGATCTCCAGGGTCTGAGCATCAGGACTAAGGGGAATCTCATAGATTGGCATTTTGAATCCTTATTGGGGTATAGCATTCTTTCTTCCTGAGACTAAAGGTTCCATCAGTTCAGGAAGAGCCATAGCGGCTTTGGACAAAGTGACCGCTCGGGAGGACACCCGAATGACCTGTCGACAGGTCATGGTGATGAACAGGGCATTCTCCGTTTTCTCATCAGTCTGTGTGGCCAATGACTTGATGAGCATGTCGGTATATTTCCTCTTCCCCGTGTAAATGGTGAAGGGCTCTCGGGATTTTTGAAGATCCACTAAGTCTTGATAGACTCCTTTGACCTCATCGGGAGTCACCCCAGAGAGGGCGCTCTGTACGGCATTTTGCAGAGCCAAGGCTCGTTGAACGGTGTCGGTTATGGATCGAACCACAGAATTGACCGCTACTGCCGTTCCCAAGGCCGGATTGACCAGGCTTCCGGCAGAGGATGGGCTATTCGACCAGGCCA